GTGTCGGCCCCGGCGCGGTCCCGGCCCACCAGCGGGCACCGGGCCAGCTGGCCACAGATCAGGTGCCGCTGCCGGGCCACGGCGGGAATAGCCATCACGGCGGCTCGGGTGAGCGGCAGATCGGTGCCGGTCAAGTCGTGCCAGACAATGGCGTTCAGGTGGTTGGGCTCGTTGGCCCAGCTGGCCGGTCCCACCTGTCGGGGCGCATAGGCCGCGTCCAGCTCGGGAGCCGCCGCCGACAGGGCGGGCGGCTCATACCCTCGGGGGCCGGTGAGCAGATCGCGGAACCTCATGGGGACCAATCCTGTGCCCGACCCCGGCACGGTTACCCGGATTGGCTGCCGCCCCGGCGTGTCGCGCTGGCCCGCTTGCGCAGCCGCTCGGCCAGCTGGCCCTGTCCGTGGACCAGCTGCACGTGGTTGGCCGCCGCCTCCAGCGCCTCGGGCCGGTCCCACCGCAACTCCCGCCACGGCGGGCAGGCGCGGCAGTAGGCCAGGACGTGGTTGTGACCGGCCTCCAGCCGGGTGGGGTTGTCGCTCATGTACCAAACCTGTAACTCAGCGCCGGGGTCGGCGGGGGCTTGTGGTCGATCACGTAGCCGCCCAGCATCAACGCCACCAGCGGGGTGATGTCCCCGGCGCTGTTGCGGCGGGACGGGGCCGCGCTGTCCATGGTGGGCCGGGTGGCCACGTTGGCGGCGGCGGTGGCCAGCTGCTCGCTGCCGTCATGGGTGAGGGTGCGTTCCGCGATGTGCCGCACCAGGAACCCCCACGCGTCGGCGTACTCCCGGCCACCCAGCGGGGTGAGCCGGGCACCGTCGAGCCCCTGCCGCTCCAGCTCGTCGGCCACCTCCCGGCCCGGCCCATCGGTGGCATAGGCGAACTCGCGCCACCCGTAGCCGCGCAGCTGGGTGACCGCCTCGGCCACCCATCCCATGCCGGGGCCGGTGCGGACCACCACGGCGCGCAGCTGCCCGGCCTCGCGCCACACCGCCACCAGCGCGGCGGCTGATCGGTCGTGCATCACGTCCCACGCGTAAACCACCTCGGTGCCCTGGTCGGGGGCGCGCAGCTGCCCGGCCAGCTGGTCCCACGCCTCGGCGCTGATCAGGTGCGAGGCGGTGCGGGTGCGGCGGTTGCCGAATGCGCGGGTGAACTCGGCCCGGCTCAGACTCTCGGCCTGGGCGCGCATGGCGTCGGTGGTCACCAGCGGTTCCCCGGTGCCCTCCAGCTCCACCATGCCGGGGTGCCATTCCGGCCACCGGCTGGCGTCGTACACGTCCACCCCATCGGGCACGCCCCAGTCGAACAGCGCCACGCCCTCGGCCCCGGCCCGCCCGGCCTCGATCCACCTGTGCAGGAACGTGGACTCGGCGGTGCCCGCCGTCGAGACAATCCACAGCTGGCGGTGGCGCACCGTGATCTGGGCCGGGCCGATGGCCCCCATCAGATCGTTGCCCAGCTGCTCGTCGTGGGCGAACGCCTCATCGAGCATCACCAGCGGCGGCGTGTAGCCGTGCAGAGACTTGGGGGTGGGAGCGAACGCGCGGAACGTGGACCCGTTGGGCCACACGATCCGCTCGGAACCCGCTGCCGACCGGACCACCGCCAGCTCGGCCAGCGGGGAATCCTTCACCGTGGCCACCAGGTCTTGCCACCGCTCGCGCGCATCCTTGCCTGTCTGGGCGGTGTAGAACACCCCGGTGTTGGGGGTGGCTAAACCCCGCTCGGTCCCGACCGCGCGCAGCTCGGTGGTCTTGCCCGACTGCCGCGGCACTGTCTTGACCACGATGGGGTAGACGTAGCTGCCATCGGGGTTGCGTTCCCCGGCCACCTCGGACGTGTACCGCTGGTGCGGCAGGAACGGGGTACCCAGCGCGCGGGCGATCACCTGGACCCGGTGCCCATCGGTGGGGTTGTCGGGGTTGCGACGGGTGGCGTACCTGGGCGCGGCACCGGGCAGGGTCCACCAGCTGGCGGTGCTCACACCGCACCGCCCCATTGGACCGCCATGGCCAGCGCGATGCCGGGGAATGTTTCGGAACGGATACGCGCCCGGTCAGCCGATGGCGGCAGCGCCCATATCCGTTGGGCCACCGAACGCGGCAGCGCCTCCATCGCCGCGCGGGTGTCCTCCCCGGCCAGCAGCGGCGGCAGCCCGCGCAGCCACAGCGCGGTGGCCTTTCGCTCGGGGTGCCCGTATTCGTACGGGTGGATCACCTGGGTGGGGGCGGGAATGCCAGCGGCATACGCGTGGGCGTGCATCCGGGGATTCTCGACAGCCACGCGCGGAATGGCGGCGGTGAGCAGGTCGTGGAAGAACAGCAGCGCGTCGGCCATGGCGTCCCACCGTTCGGCAGCGGTCTGGGCGGGCCGGTCCTCAAACAGCCACCGGGCACCAGCTCGGGTGAGGTAGGTGCATGGCGGGTGGAATATCCCGATATCCCACCCATCCCCGATCACGTCGAACACGTCGCCTTGGTAGTGCGGGCCGGGCCGGTCGGTCGGTTCGATGTCGCAGCTCATCGCGTCATGGCCAAGCGCCCGGAACGCGTCGCGCACGATCCCCGACCGCTCACACCCCACCAGCACTCTCATGCCCGGATCACGGCTGGCCGCCATTGTTCGCGGCCCGCTCCACGGTCTCCATGAATGCGGCCAGCCGGTCCCGCAGCTCGGGGCTGTTCTCGTCGGGCGGGTCCAGCCGGTCCATGGTCTCGTTGAGCTGCCCGGCAGCCATGGCCACCGCGCTGGCCCGACCGGTGCGCGCGCCCTTGTCGATGGCCTCGGCCAGCGACAGGACCAGCTGGACCTGGACCGCGTGTTTCGCAGACACCCGACCGGCCCGCCGCAGCTCGGCCAGCGTGGCTTTGGCCGCCTTGACCATGGCGCTGTCGGCGGCGTGCGCCTCGGGGATCACCAGCCCGTCCAGCTGGGGCTGCCCGTCACTCATCGGGGAACACCACCGGGTGGCGCACGGTCAGCTTGATGTCGGGCCGGGGTGCCACGTCCACCTCGATCCGGTGGTGGTTGATGCGCACCGACCGCACCCGGCGCTGGGACTCGGCATCCCACCCGATGTCCTCGAGGAACGCCACCACGACATCGGCGGGAACCTCGGTCGGGGGCGGCAGCTTCACGGTGCGGCGGGGTCGGCGTTCGGTCATCGGTGGTTCCTTTCGGGCGGTTTTTGTGTGGACCGTGGGAAAGAACGGGCGGCTTGCTGATCCCGCTCAGCGGGGTGTCTCAAAGAACGTGAGCCGGTCGAGCGGCGGGGCGGTGGTGATGGGCTTGTCTTTGCGGCGGAGCTGGCAGCGCACGCCGCACACCGGACAGGGTTTGTGGTGCGCTGGCCTGCCGTTGCCGACCACGTACATGAGCGCCCGGCCCCGGTCGGGGTCGGACCTGGGCACCAGGTGGTCGGCACTCTCGGCACCCTCATGGCCACACAGGTGGCAGCGGGTGCCGTAGGTGTCCAGCACCGCCGCCACCCACCGCTGGGCACGCCGCCCGCCGTAGCCATCACCGCGTGGCACCGGACAGCCGGGGCCGGTAGGTGTGGCGGTCGGTGGCGCGCAGCTTCAGCTGCCGCTGCTCGCACACCTCCCGACTCGGGGCTGAACACTCGACACAGCTGACACCGCGCGCCTGTCCTGTAGGTGACTGTGTTGGGTGATGGGGGGTGATGGTTCTAGGGGATGGTTCGGGTGGCGCTGCCGCCACCCCATGGGGTGGCGCTGCCGCCACCCCATCACCGGGTACGGGTGGCGCTGCCGCCACCCCTGTGGATAACTCCAGCTGGCGCTGCCGGGTGCGGCGGGTGCGGTGCTGGGTGGTGCGGTCACAGCCGCTCGGGCACTCCACCAGCACGTCGTACCGATTGGGGCGGCGGTGGTCCGGGGTGTCTCGGCCCCCGCCCTGTTGCACGGACACGCGCAGCTCACCCATCCCCACCAGCGCCTCGATAGCGCGTTGGACGTTCCGGGGATTGACGTTGGCATAGGTGGCCAGCTTGTCGATACCGGGCCACGCCCCACCATCGCCCTGGTGGTTGGCGATGCCCAGCAACACCAGCTTGCGGGTGCCGCTGGCCCGGCTGTGGTGGAGGACCACGCTCATGGCCTCAACACTCATTGAGCACCCCCAACCCGCCGCACGTGTCACAGTCGTGCAGCTCCAGCCGGTCGTCCTCCCACCAGCCATGGCCACCACAGTCCCCGCACAGCTGGGGTGGAGCTGGGCGGTGGGACCGCTGCCGGTGGAGGGCGGCGCTGTTGCTGTCGTGGCGCTCCCGGCCATGGGGTCTCATCGGCACCGCCAGCACCCCCGATCACCACACCCGGCGCACTCGATCACCCCGAGGACGGCAGCCTGAGCGAACACCGACGCCAGCATGAGGCGGCGGGCCAGCTGGGTGCGATCCGGCACCCCGCTGTTGCGCAGCCACAGGATCACCGCGTCCCGGTCACGGCGGCCCAGCTCGTCGGCCTCCAGCTGCCGCAGCCCGATCACAGCCACACCGCCACGGTGAGCAACACGCCCACCACGATCAACCCGCCCAGACACACCCCGTTGGCAATCACAGCCATGTAGTTATCCATGCGGGGACCATGGCACGCCCGGAGACACGTATCCGTGTATTGGCCGGATCGTTGGCGTGTCGGCCAACCCTGTGACAACCTGTGATTGTCAGTGAACCGGCAAACAGGACAGGACAGGACCATGGACATCAACAGACACACCGACCGGCGCGAGGCGGGCAGCCCGCGCTACATCCCGGCAGCGGTTTACGTGGCCCGGCACCGGGCACGCCAGCGGCGGCTGCTCCAGCTGGTGGCGTGGCTGTCACGTGGAGACTGGCGGCTGCTCGCGCTGGGGCTGGTCGTGCTGGCGGTGGCCCTGGTGCTGGCGGTGGCCGCATGAGTGACCAGCGGCGGCACGAATCTCCCGACGTGGGCGACGCCATCGTGCGCATGTTGCGGGGGCTGGTCACCCGCGCGTCCGAGGGTGACACCGAGGCGGTGGAGCAGCTGGCGCGCATCGAGCGGCTGGCACCCGCCGCCACCGCCCTGGGTGGGCGGCTGGCGCACGATCGTGCCGGGTACAGCTACACCGAGCTGGCCGGGGTGCTGGGGGTGTCCCGGCAGGCTGCCCGCCAGCGGGCGGTGGACACGTTCACCGAGCCGGGCGCGTGGATGCTCACCGACCATGGACGCGACAGCCACCAGCTGGTGCCCGGTCACAGCCGCCGCACGTGTGGGCTGTGCGCATGATGGCGTGGCGGTGCTGGCAGCTGGTGGGGAACACGCTGGGCTGGTGGTGGCTGCTCCAGTAGCGGCGTATCGTGCGAGGTGTCCCGCCCGTTCTGCCGGGCCGGGGGACAGCAGCCCCCGAGGTCAAGCCATGGCCTCGGGGGCTGTGTCGTGTGCAGCGGCCACCCCACGCCCGTTGGGTGGCCGCTGGTCTTCAGCGGCGGCGACGTCGGTTGACGCGCCGGGCCAGCCGCCGCACCGCCTGGGCGTAGGCGGCGGCGTGCCAGCGTGATCGCTCATGGTTGGGGAGGTGGACCGACCACACCCGCATCGAGTCGGCCACCTGCACCGAGCTGGCCTCGGCGGGCCGGTGCCATGGCCCGCGCGGGGTTCCGGCCCGGTCCAGCGGCCAGCCCAGCGTGGACAGCCGGTGATGCCGGGGGTGGGCGGCGGGGACGCCATGGCGCACCACCACCAGCTGGGGACCGTGGCCGAACACGCGCAGCCCGATGGCCCGCATGGACCGGTCCAGCTCGGGGCCACACTCCTGGAGACACAGCACGTCACGGCGTTCCATCAGCTCGGCCACGCTGTCGGCCACGTCGTGGGGGTTGCGCCCGGCCAGCACGTTCCAGCTGCCCATGGTGAGCTGGTGGCCGGGCCAGCTGGCGGTCCACAGCACCACCTGGTGGTCCGAGCCGTGGCGCTGGCCCCGCCGCACGTCGGACAGCCGGGCGTCCGACATCGGGTAATCGATGTCGCCGTGGCTGCCCGGCCCGGCGCTGGCGATCACCAGCCCGGCGCGGCGGGCCAGCCATCGGGGCCGGTGCCGGGCCGGGTTGTCCGGGGCGGCGTTCCAGTCCCCGGCGATCAGGGCGGGGCGGTCACTCATTGAGCCGGGCGCGCAGCTGGGCCACGGTCTCGTCCAGCTTGTCGCGGGTCAGCTCGTCGGCGGCCAGCTGGCGCTTGATGGTGGGGTCCAGCGCGTCGGGGTGCAGCACCTCGGCCACGGCCAACCTGATCTTTGCGTCCATGCCGCCGTTGGCCAGCTCACCAATCGACCGGGCGGTGGCCTGGGTGTCGCTGGTGTTCTGGTGCAGCTCGGCGGCGTTGTCCAGCGTCTTGAGCAGCGCCAGCATGGCCAGCACGCTGGTGGAGGTGAGCCCGATCAGCAGCGTGATGGTCTCCCCGTTGTCGCCCTCGGGGCGCATCACCTGGAGCAGCACGATGGCCAGCATCACGCCCAGCACCAGCAGCACCGAGCCGCCGATGGCCCAATGCCACTTGCTGTCTGTCCTGGAACTGGTCACGGTTGTGGTCCTCTCAACTCTTGATCACGGCCAGCGCGCCGGGGTTGGCGGCCAGCACCCGCTTGCCTCGGGGGGTCTTGGTGAGCAGCCGTGCCAGCCGCTCCACGGCGGCCAGCTTGCTGCCGGGTGCCAGCTCAAAGTGCATGGCGTCGGCGTGGGACCAGTTGCCACCCCAGTCGATGAGTCCCCGGTACAGCTTCAGCCGTCGACGGATACGGCGTATCTGGCCGGGTGTGAACGTGCGGGCGGTGGCCACCCCGAACGGGTGCCGGGTGGCGTTCAGGTCGGCGGCGGTGCCGCTGCCGTGGTTGGACGGGGCGGTGCCGCCCCGGATCGGGCGGGGAGCCCAGCCCCACTCGTCCCACACCCCGAGGTCGAGCCGCTCCACCCGCTCGTGGAACCACAGCGCCAGGTGGACCAGCACGAACCCCGCCGATCCGTCCCGTAGGTACAGGTGCCGACCGGTGCCGGGCACCGTCCACTTGCGCAGCCTCGGCAGCGGGCCGGTGGTGCCACCGGCCAGCAGCGGCCACCCGTTCACGCTGCGCCCGCTCACGGCCACGCCGCCCAGTAGAACGACACCGGGGACGACGTGAGCAGCGCCCCGGCGTCGGTGCGGATCTCCACCGTGAACTGGGTGGCGGTGGGGTTGCCCTTCACCCGGTAGATGGGTGCGCCGGTGCCGGTGTGCGGGGTCACCATCACGCACCGGGGCGGGAACCCTGTGGCCAGCCCATGGCTCACGGTCACCTCACCGGACGCGTTGGTGGAACCGCTGTACTCGTTGGTTTGGGCCACCAGCGCCTGGAGCCGGGTGGCCAAGCTGAGGGTCCACTCGTCCAAGCTGGCCAGGTCGTCGGTGGCCAGCATGTAGGGAATCAGGGAGGGGGTGGTCGATCCGGGCATGGGTGTTCCTTTCCTATGGGGTGCGCAACATGCGCAAGTCGTGCAGGGTGAGGGTGGGGTCCAGCTCGGCCAGGGTGACACCCGCTGGGATGTCGCCCACGGCCATCACGTCGTCGGCCATCGAGTCCCGCAGCTGGGGCCGGGTGCTGAACTTCACCACCGGGCGGCCCTCGGTGATAGTGATGGTGTACTCGGCCAGCTGGCCGTGTATCCACCGGCTGCCGGTGGGGTGGGCGGCGGGTGGCACATCGGTGACAGTGATCAGCTGTCCGAGCTCAAATGGCCACCACCGGAACTCGTCCTCGGCGGCGGCGTGCCATTCCAGATCGTCCACGCCCCAGCTGGTGTCTGGGTTGATGGTGTCGGGGATCAGGATGGTGGACAGGTGGTAGGTGGCGGTCACCCCGTCCAGGTACGTGCTGTCGTCGGCGGTGCTGAACTCGATGGGCACCGCCCGCTTGATCCGCACCGGGTGCGGGCGCTGGGCCTCGGGCAGCTTGTAGCGCCAGGTGTACTGGCCCTGTCCAGCGGTGTACCCGGCGAACGGCACCACCAGCACCGCCTTGTTCGGCACCCCGCCGATCCGCTGGGACCAGCGGGCGGGCAGCTCCACCGCGCTGGCGGGGACGTAGTTGAACTCGGGGTCCATCACCACGCCCCACAGCCCGGCCCCGGTGTCCCCGAACACAGCCGGGGGGCTGGTGGTCGGCGCGGCGGGCACCGCCCGCAGCCGCCACGCGTCCAGGGCCAGCACGTTGTGGAAGTCACCGGGGGGATAGCCCGGCAGCCCCGCCCACAGGTCCAGATAGCCGGTGGCGTGGTACGGGAGCAGCTGATACCGGGCATAGGTGAAACCGTTGTGGGAGTCCAGCACCAGCTTGGTCCAGCAGCCCAGCACCTCCAGGATCAGGTCCAGCGCGGGTTGCGCGTCCACGTCACGGGTGGCCAGCCCGATGTGTTCACCCATCGGGGTGGCGTCCTCGGGGGTTTCGTAATCCCAGCCGCCCTGGACCAGCGTGGGGCTGTCGGCCCACACCAGCTCCATAATCCGGGTGAGCCGGTTGGGTGCGCCCTCCAGCGGCCACACCTCATCCCCCACCACCACCTCGGCGAACGCGGCGGGCCATTCCATGCACGTCACGGTGGCCACCGTGTAGGTGCCCAGCTGCTCGTCCCAGCGGGCCTCCATGGTCACCGTGGACACATAGCCGGTGAACCAGGTGGCGGTCCTCCAGCCGATGGGGGATTCCTGTGCCTGCCGGTAGGCCACCGGGGAGCCCATCACCAGCTGGGTGGCCAGCTCCACGGCGGTGGTGGCGGCCACCTGGAACGTCAGCACTTTGGGGTGCGGCTGGCACGGCCATGGCTCGTCCTCGGGGAGCTTGTGGGACAGCTGGAGCCCGTCGAGCAGCAGCCCCGGCTGGCCGCCTGTGGTCCAGTCGGTGGGCGGC